TGACACCCTGCGCATCGAGCGTGAGGAAGGCGCACCCGCTGTCGGTGACGCGGCAGAGCCTGACGGAGAATGGCTCATGCCCGACAACACCACTATCGTGGTCGAAAACGGCGTCATCACCGAAATCCGTCAACCCGAAGAGCAGGCCGAGGTTGTGGACGAAGGCGGTGAACAGGAAGGAGATGCACCCGCAGAGGGAGAAGGCGGTGAGCAGAGCGAGCTGGAGAAGGAGAATGAGGCGTTGAAAGAGCGCATCGCCGAGCTGGAACAGCAACTCGCGGAACTCACCGAGCGTCTTGCCGAGGCCAACGCCAACGCCAAGACCACCGACGACCTGCGCATCTTGAACATGGTGACGATGGGCGGCGGCTACGAAAAGGTCGCAGCAGCCATCAAGTCAAACTACACGCCCGAGAAGCGTGAACCCGTGACCTCAAAGGCCGAGGCAGCCGCCCAGCGCAACTACCTCAAAGAGCGCATCGAGGCCGCAAAGAACAAGAACAAAAACAACAAGTAAAACATAAAAAACAGGAGAAATTAAATGGCAACTTTTCTTGAGAATTTACTGATTCAGCCGGAGAACATCACCGACCTCTCCAAGCTGATCAACATCGACACCCTGCGTGACGAGCGCATCCAGGACTACGTGCGTGTCATCCGTGCCAAGAACGGTGACCCCGTCGGCCTCATCGGTAAGGGCAACCCCGTCGGCACCACTGGCTGCGGCTGCGACCCCACCTACGGCAGCTTTGCACCCTACAACGCCCTCAAGCGCTGGGAACTGGGTTGCTGGGTAGTGCCTTTGAAGATTTGCTACACCGACATGGAAGGCACCATCGCCGAGTATGCACTGAAGACTGGCACCGCTATCGGCGACTTGAACGGCACGCAGGTAATGAGTGAGGTTATCTACCCCATCATCAACGACCTGTTGGTTGACTTGATTTGGCGCATCGCTTGGTTCGGTGACACCGAGGCCGAGAATATCAGCGGCGGCGGCAGCATCACCAACGGCGTTGACACCAACCTCATCACCGTGGCCGATGGCCTTTGGAAACGCATCTTTGCACAGGTGGCCACCAACGCAGCACAGCGCACAACCATCGCAACCAACACCAAGGCCGCCATGACCGCACAGGGCGTTGCCACCGCACTCATCGACCAGATGCTGATTGACGCTGGCCCCGAGATTATGGCCAAGTCGGGCAAGGTCATCTACATGACCCAGGCAATGGCCACTGCATTCGACCTCGACCTGCGCAAGACCAACTGCTGCAACCTGCCTTGGAACCAGGTGACCGACGGCATCACCACCACCACCTACAACGGCATCACCTACGTGGCCGTGGCCAAGTGGGATGAGTTGATCGCCGCATTCGAGAACGGCGCAAATCCCTACCGTGCGCTGCTCACCACCCGTGACAACCTGCTGGTCGGCACTCCCGCTGGCGAGTTCGTCAACGACTTCGACTTCTACTTTGACAAGATTACCCGTAACTTCTACATCTACGGCACGGGTAAGATTGGCACGATGCTACTGGAGGACAAGGCATTCCAGGCCGCTTATTAATCACCCCAACTAACCAAGAAAGGAGATTGATATATGGCTAATCTTTGTGAATCCATCATCGCTAAGGACATCGCCTTTTCGTGCGATGAGCTTGCAACCAAAGGTCTTGAGAGCGACGGCATCATTATGAACCGTGGCGACATCGACTTTGCTGCTACCGTGTTCGACACCGGCAACCCCAACATCATCAAGACCCTTGTCTTGAAGACCGGCAAACGCGCCTATGAGGTCGTGCAGGCTGGGAACACCCCGTTCACCGGCACCCAGTCGGCACTGGAGGTCGGCACTTACCGCAACACGTTCACGCACACCGTATCGTTTGTGGTACTGGCCAACGATCCCGAAACGTCACGAGACTTCATCGACGGCCTCGCCAACGGCACCTTCGTTGCCATCCTGCGCAATAAGCATAAGGGCGGCAACACGGGTGACGGCGAGTACCAGATTTACGGCTACTCACAGGGCCTCGTCGCCAGCGAAATCACCAACGACAAGTACAGCGAGGACACCGATGGCGGTTGGTTGGTCAACCTTCAGGAGACTGGCTCCCGTTTCAGCGCCATGTTCCTGTTCAACACCGACGCTGCCACCACCGAGGCCGCTTACGAGTCGCTGAAGGAGACCGCCCAGTAAGTCATCACCGCCATGACATACCAAGAGGCTCTCGATAGAGTTCAGGAGTTAAGGGGGCATGGAAACGCCCCCTTTTCCATTGAACAAAAGCGGCTGATTGCGCAGATGTACCCCGAAATCATGGGGAAACCGTTCCGCAGGACCGCTTGCCAAAGATGTTACCACGATGCCGTCATCGAGATGGCGCTGAAACTACGAAAGGAACAAAAGATGAGAGAGAAATGCGATTACCACATGCGGGCGGGTTTCATCATCCGCTGCGGTGATTTCGATGGCGGGGAAATCTACACCAATGCCAACCTCACCAACGATGTTGCCCGTCGTTACCTTGAGCGTTTCCCGAATAAGCGCGTGATGTTTGACCGCATCCCCGAGGAAACGGCAGAAACGCCCGCACAGGCCACGAAAGAGCCCAGCAAACAAGTTGTTCAACCGAGCCAAAAGAAGGCCGTAAAAGGCGGCTCAAAACGCAAGAAACGCAAATGAACGTACAACAGGTTAAACAGGCTGCGCCCCGTTTCGATACGGCCTACCATCAGCAACTGAACCTGCAGGCGTGGGGAAAAGACAACCTCTATCCCCAACACCTGACGAGGATTGCAGCCGCAAGCGGTACGGCTGAGCTGTGCCTGTCCCGCTACTGCAAATTCATCGAGGGCAACGGGTTCATGGATGGCCTTGCAGGTAAGGTCTTGAACGAGCAGGGTGACGCGGCAGACGACATTCTCAAACTCGTTGCGCAGGATGTCGCACGATATGCGGGTTTCGCTTTGCACGTCAACTACAACCTGCTTGGTGAAGTCGTGGAGGTGCAGCATGTCCCGTTTGAGCGGTGTAGGTTGGAGGAGTGCGACGATGCCGGTCACGTGCAGCATATCGTCACGCACACCGACTGGATCGGCAGCAAGACCCGCAACGGGCAGCGCATCACGGTTGATGAGCAGCACGTCGAGCGGTTCAACGTGTTCAACCCCAACCCCGAGGCCGTGCGTGAGCAGATTATGATGGCCGGGGGTATCGACCGCTACAACGGGCAGATACTTTGGTGTTCGATGGCCGGGCGCGGCATCTACCCTACCCCGATATACGATGCCGTGATTAGTGATATGAGTACCGAGGAGGGGTTGGGTAACATCAAGAACCGCAACGCCCGCAACAACTTCTTGACATCGGCCATGCTAGTCACCAAACGCGGTGTGCCTAAGTTCGACGAGAACGGCAACGACATCAGTTCGCCCACCATCACGCCCGAGGACCTGGCGGCGTTCCAGGGCGATGAGCGAGTGGGCAAACTGCTGCTTGTCGAGCTGGAGAACGACGAGGACAAGCCCGAGGTGATCCCGTTCACCGCCAACAACTACGACAAGGATTTCACCGCCACCGACGCATCGGTCATCGAGCGCATCTATGCCCAGTTCCATCAGGAACTGTTCTATGCTATCCGCATCGGAAAACTCGGTTTTTCGGGTGACGTGATGGCCGACGCCTACACCTACTATGCGGGCGAGGTGGTCAACGAGCAGCGGTTCATCCAGCGCGGCCTTTCCAAAGTGCTGGCCGTATGGCATGAGCCGATCCTGCGTAATGCCGACACAACGATTCTACCCATTCAATACGCTGGAATGACCAATGTATAACGAACAACGACAACTACTGATATGGCCCGAGCAGTTCCGAGAACTGGCACGACCTGTCAGCGTCCACGTGGATGATGACGAGGTGGCGCAGTTCATCCGTGAATGCGAGGACGTGTACATCATCCCGGCCATCGGCTGGCCTACCGTCAAACTGGCCACCATGACCGACCCGTGTGCAGCCGATTGGTCAACACTCTACGATGATACGTTCAACGCTGCCGTCCTGCTGGATGGCGGTGAGTATAACACCACGGGTGGCTGCGGGTGCGGCACCGACGGCGAGGCCCGCTACTGCAACGGGCTGCGCAAGGCACTGGCATATTTCGTCTATGCCAAGATGCTGCGTAACGACGGTGCCATCATCGCCCGCGCGGGTGCTATGCAGCATAACGACCAATATGCCTACCACGTCAATGATGCCGAGCTTAAACGCTACAACGACACGATGGACGTGGCAGAGCGTTACCTGGGTGAGTGCCTGGAGTATGCCAACCAACACAACAACGTCAAACACACGGCGCGTCAAACGAGGTGCCGCATCATCGCAGTGGGGGACTAGGTATGGCAAAGACTATCATCTTGCATATTCAGGGAAACGAAATCACCATCGGTTTCCCGATCCAAGAAATAACAAGTGTGTTGACCGACGGCTCACGCACGGCCACCGCCGAGGTAAACGACCTTGCAGACGTTTGGGTTGTGCTGCGCCGTGGCCTGCTTGTGCGCCAGTACCGCGCAACCATCATCGACAACCTCGTATATATCACCGACAAGGGCCACCTGCTTTGCGGTGAGTACGACATCGAGGTGTACTACGAAAGCATCGACGAGCATCACATGAAGTTTGTCGAGGAGAAGATGCTTTGTGTGGTGCGCACGACTGCTGAGGGCCAAAAGTACCAGAGCAGCGACTATGATGTCGTGGCCTACTATCCCGTCATCCGTGGCCGTGCATCCGCCGTGGTCATCGGTGACGGCCATGTCCGTCTTTATGCCGGGCGCGGTCTCAATGCCGACCTTGCAGACGGAGCAGTTAACCTGCGTGCAGGTTACGGCAACAGCGAAATTGAAGTGACTGACAACAACGTAAACATACATATTAAGGAATAACAACTATGGCAATAGTCAATAAAT